TAAATGTATAGGTTTTAGTGCTACACCTAATATAGAATTTGTTCCGTTTGTTAAAATATTAAGTAGTTATTCCATTTATGACGCATTTTGTGATAATATTATTGTTGCTCCAAAGATTGTTTGGATTAATAAAGTCGAACCATTAGAACAAATAGACATAATAGAAACTATTAAAAGTGAAATCATACATTTACCTTATAAAAAAATTTTAATATGGTGTGGAATGATTAATTATAGTATTGATACATTAAATTTATGGAAAACTTATTTTCCAAATATGTCTTTTTATATTGATAATTCAAAAAATCATATTGGATATCAATCTTTTTATGAAAGCAGAGAAAATGCTTTTTTATTTTGTGCCAATAAACATCGTGAAGGAAGTGATATCCCCAATTTAGATGGTTGTGTTTTTATAGATAAAGTGATATCAAGAAGTTCAAAAGTATTCATTCAATGTATTGGTAGAGTGTTGAGAAAAGATAAAGATCAAAGAAAACAATATGGATTAATAATAGATTGTAAAGCACATAAAGTATCAAATATTTGTAACCGAATTAATAAATATTTATGTTTAAATAATCATTTACATATTTTCCCTTGGCATTTTAATATATATCAGAACAATGAATTAGAAATTCAAAGTTTATTAATGAAAAAAGAACAATTAAAAATTAAACCTGAAATCGAAAAAGATTATACAATCCAAGATTTAGAACCATATTTAATTCGCAAACATTTATTAAATCAAAATATTTATTTAAATCGTTACAAAATAGAATGTGAATTATTAATTGAAAAAAAATTAATAAAATATTTAATCCAAGCAATTAATATATTAAAATTAACAAAAGACATTCCTCATGTCACAAGAGGTAGTTGTGGTTCAAGTTTAGTATGTTTTTTATTAGGAATTAGTCATGTCGATCCAATTGAATATAATATTACATTTGAAAGATTTTTAACAAAATATCGTAATAATTTACCTGATATTGATTTAGATTTTCCATACAATATTCGTGATGATATATTTTTAAAAATCGAATTACACGAAGATTACATTGGAAAAGTAGCAAGAATTTCAAATCATATTTATTACAAAGATAAATCCGCAGTTCGTCAAGCAATTCGTAATGTAGGAATACGAAAATTTATTGGTAAATATGACATTGATAAAGAAATAAAAAAATGTAATATAACTTTACAAAATCAAATTAAAGAAGAAACCAAAAAAATTAAAAATACTTTTCGTGGATATATGTTACATTGTGGAGGTATTGTTTATTATCCAAATGGAATACCAAAAGAACATTTATTACAAAGTAAAATTAATAATCAAATAAAATTAAATAAACACGATATCGCAAAAGAAAAACATTTTAAAATAGATATATTAAGTTCAAGAGCATTAGCAAAATATGAAGAAATTTGTAAAAATGTTTTTGGAACATATATTGAATTAACTGATTTGAAATATGATATGAAAGTATATGAAATGTTATGTCGTGGTGAAAATATTGGTTTAACATTAGGTGAAAGTCCATTAATACGAAAAGCATTTATTAAAGTTCAACCAAAAAATATTTATGATATTGGAGTTTGTTTAGCAATTATTCGCCCAGCAGTTTCAAGTAATCGTTATAAAGATTTAATTAATAAAAGTGATTTGATTTTTGATGACGACGCTATTGAAATAATATCTAAAGAATGTGGTGTTCCAAAAGATATTGCTGACAATTATCGTAGAATATTTAGTAAAAATGACAAAGAAGAAATAAAATTATTTGAAGAAAAATATAATAATAAAGAATTGGTTAAAAAATTAAAAAATTTACATAAATATAGTTTTTGTAAATCACACGCAATATCATACGCTCAATTAATATATGGTTTAGCATTTATGAAATGTAATTATCCTGAAGAATTTTGGAAAGTTAGTTTAAAACATTTTGAGAATTCAAGTTGTTTGTATAAAAAATGGGTTTATGATATTCATTATAAACAACAAGAGAAAAAACAAAAAGATATGAGTATATATGCCTCTAATCGTCGTAAGAAAATTGCTAATAATTTTCAAACCATTAGTATTCAACAACAATTAAGATTATATGGCACTTGGAATATGAAAGATAAAACTTTTTTTCCAAAATGTTATTATTATATTGATTCATCTAATAAAGATGAAATTCAAATTCAATATTTTTGTGGAATAATTGCGACATCAAGAAGAGTTGGTAATAAATATATATTTTTTATAGGAACTGATTTTAATGAATTTAATGAAGTCATTATTGATGTAAAATCTATTAAAACAAATATTCGTCAAATGATTGGTATCAAAGGTAGTGCGATTTTACAAAATCAAAATCAATTATTATTTCATACCATCGATCTAACTAATGAATGTAAAATCAATAAATTTAAATTTTATTAATTTTCATTTAATTGATTATATAACCATTCTATTCCTTCATAAATACCAGTTTTATTAATGGCACAAGTTGGTTGAACTAACCATTTATTTTGTAACTTTTCTAATTCAAAAAAATCAATAATATGTGATACAATATTTTTATTATCAATTAATATATCTGTTTTGTTCGCAAATATTAATATATGAATATTTTGTAAATCAGGTTCATTAATTATATTGTAAAATTCTTCTTTGGCAATATAAAATCTTTCTGTATCACTACTATCAATTACATATATTAATGCATTTGTATTAATATAATAATGTTTCCATAAATGTCTTATTTTATCTTGACCACCTATGTCCCATATTTTTAATAATAAATTCTTGTATTTCACACTTTCAACATTAAAACCTATTGTTGGAATTGTAGTAATTAATTCATCGAGTTTTAAAGCATATAAAATAGTCGTTTTACCACTATTATCTAAACCTAACATCAAAACTCTTGTTTCTTTTTTATTAAATAAACTTAATAAAGAAAATCTTAGTCCCATAATTATAGTAATATTATTTATTTAATGAAACTAATTAATCAATCAACCTTTGGTTGATTGATTTATTTGAACATATCATCATATTCTGTTGATCGTATATCCATTTGAAAAAATTTATCAAAATTATCTGTTGGTTTTATATACTTTATATCTCTCCAATTTATATTTTGATCATTTTCTAAATTGACTTTTCCTTTAAAATCAGATTTTAATTCTTCATAATTTTTTTTATTATTTTGTGATTTTATTTTTTGATATTCTATTGTTAATCTTTTTTCTTCTTTATAACTATTTTCATTAACATAATTATCATTCATATTCTCTTTTTCTTCTTTAAAACTAATTTCATTAACATAATTATCATTTACATTTTCTTCTTTTTTTTCTTCAACAATAGTGTCAGTTTTTTTAATATTACATTCATCGAATACTAATTGTAATATTGGTTCATTTTCTATTCTATTCATTAATTTTTTACTTTGTTCAATTAAGGATTGTATAATTTCATTTTCATTCAAATCATTGGATGTAATATATTTAAAAAAGATTTGACCCACTTCCGCTGGAGTAAAAACATTTTCAGGAATTTTATCCAATAATTTTTGATTTATTTCTTTGTCAAAATATATTTTGTAAATTTCTTGAATAATTTCTTTGGAACAATAACCAAATTTAACTTGAATATCAATTCTACCTGGTCTTATTAACGCATCATCTAAACTTTCAGGATAATTACTTGTCATTATTAACATTCTACCAGGTATTTCCATTGTTCCATCTAACACTGTCAAGATTTCACCCAAAGTTAATTCATCAGGCACTACATTACGAGTATCATTAAAAATTCTTTTCTTAACAATGTCACTAACAGCATCTATTTCTTCTAAAACATATAATCTTTTATCAATTGGTATATGATATTGAACCATATCATTCAAAGAATTATCTTTATAAACATTTAATATATCTGATTGGAAAATGGATTTCAATTGAGTTGCTGTTGTAATATTTCCAAAATTTACATTGATAATATGTCTCTTTGTTAAATTAGCAATTGCTCGTATCACAGATGTTTTACCTGAACCAGGAACACCACTTAAGAGAATTCCTAATTGATAAGGAATACCTTTATTATCATACCAATTTTTATTATTAATAAAAAATTTAACTCTTTTCTCAATTATACGAATATCATCACCACATATATTTTGAAAACTTTTATTTGATGTAAATAATGTCTTTGTAAATGTTAAATTTTTTGAAGCAGTTGATATCATCATTCTTTTATGTGCCATAATTTCATCATCATTAGGTTGTTTACCATTTGAATTAAAAGGCATTTTTGGTATATTATTTTCTTTCGATTTATGATCGAAAAAATAAATATTACTACCTAATGAATTATTAATGGTAATTTTATATTGTTCAAATAAATTCATTGTATAACCAATAATTTCACTTGCTGTTAAAATATTACTAAGTAATGAAATAGTAATATGACTTAATTTATCTCCTGAATAAATAATTGAATTAATCATAAAATATATTTCATTTGTAATTTGAATTGGTTTATCTTTGTAAGTTACTAAAACTTTTCCATTATCAATTAATTCAAATTCAGGGATATTATGTAATTTTGAAATTTCTAATAAAATAGCATCAACGATCATATTCGATTGTTCGATATCTTTTTTATTTTTATTATCATTCTCTTCAGTTAAATAAATTCTTTTGAGTTTAAAAATATTTTTGTCGTGTTTTTTATGAAGAGGAACACAATCTTCATTTAAATTTTTATTTGTTAATAACATTGTCTCATCAAATTTATTCATTTGTGTATTCATTTTTTTAGTAAAATATTCGTTACAACGATTAAAAACATTTGAAAAGAATTTTGTTATATATTCAATGGATGAAAATAAGAAAATTAATAAAAATTGTGATCCAATTAAATAAAAAAAAGATTGTTCAGTTTTAGAATGTGAATTTGTTGCTTCATTTAATAATTTATATTTGATAATGTCTTTAAAATCCATTACATAGTATTAATTTAAAATTTTAAGTTTATAAATATTTTTTGCAATTTTGTAAATGTATTTAGGTAAATAATGTTTTTCAACAAATTCATAATAATGAATAAAATCAATACAAGATTGAAAATTGTATTTAATCATAAATATTAAAGTATATTCAAAATGAAAAATACCAGTTTTTTTTTCAAAATTATTTAGATAATGAAAATAATAATTCTCATTATCTGAAATTAAATTATTATAATGGTCAATAATTACAAATATATTTGGATGACAATATAAATCATATTTACATTTTGCATAATGATAATAAAATATATAACTATTTAAATTTATTAATTCATTATTTTCACAAACTTTAATAAATTCATATAATTGATATTCTTTTAAACAATCTATTTTACGAAATAAATAATGACAACATAAATTTATTATATAAAATTGAGACAAAGTTTCAATTAAATAAATATGATAAAAAAAGGAACCAATAAAGTTTGCTAATTCTATTACATTCATTTGAAATAATTGGTGTTCAAAATTATCAAAAAAATGTTCATATAAATTAATAATATCATTTATAGAAGTTATTTCTGTAAAAATATATGGGTTAATAGCATTTAATGATTGTGTAATGTTAATATTACAAAGTTGTAAACAAGTATAAATATCAATCATTTTATTATTAAAAAAAATATATTGAAACAAAAATTGTTGTGCGAAACATTTTAATCTTAAATCAAATTTGTCAGGATTTGGATTTTGATAATAATTATTTAATAAAGTATCACAAATATATCTTACATTTATGTTATATTCTTTGTATAAATGATGATTAATTAATTGATATATAATACGATTACAAATGGATGTTTTTGCATTTTCGTATAAATCATTATCATTTAAATTATAAGAACATTCAATGTAGATTTTTTTTAATAAATCAAAGTCAACAAACTCATTTTGATTTATAATTTCTTGAATTTTTTTAATATCTTGGTTAATATTTATTTTATCACTAATTATTAAAAACATATATATATTTATACATTTTTTGATTTTCATAAAAGTAATTAAATATTTTCAAATTTTTTTTTAAAGAATTAAATTTTGTTTTTAGTAAGAAAGTATTATTATTAAATTTATTTAATTTACGAACACTAACTTTTTGATTATTAATATAACATTTCCAATTTAGTAA